CACCAGATCCAACCAAAGAAACATATAGAAAAGGAATCAATGCCAGTAGTTAGGTCAACAAGCAAGCTGCTTAAAAACTTGCAGCCATTTAGACAAGAGTGGCGTGGTATTACTGTCGAAACTCTTAACTTCTTTAGTTACACACAAGCTTTTCATCGTGATCAGCAGGTACACGTTGCTACTTATAACGATCAGCAAGGGCTACCAACTGCACAACACCTGCGATTCAGGGATAAGAAGTTTACTTGGATAGCTAACGACGGCATAAGCGAACTGCAAATGTGGGGTCAAAGCAAGTGGCGACAGAATCATGGAAGAGATTCCAATGTCTTCTGTGTTTTGTCAGAAGGCGAGGTCGATTGCTGTAGTTGCTCACAAGTTCAGGGCAACAAGTTTCCTGTCGTATCAATACCTTCAGGCACACAGTCAGTTAAGAAAGCTATCGCTGCAAATCTTAAATGGCTAAAGCAATTTGCATGGGTGGTCATTTGTTTTGACAACGATGAACCTGGTCGAAAGGCTAGTCAAGTTGCACTTGAGTTATTGCCAGCAGGTAAGGCAGCTATCTGTCGCATACCTGATCCATACAAAGATGCCAACGACATGCTTGTTGCTGGTAAAGGTGCAGAGTTAAAGGATCTGCTATGGAAATCACAACCAGCACGACCTGATTGCATAAAGCAAGCATCAAATTTATGGGAGGAATTAATTAAGCCAGGGTCTAAAGCTGTCTGTCATTATCCGTGGATAAAACTGAATGATTACGCCCACGGTTTTCGTCGTGGAGAGATGATAACTCTTTGTGCAGGTAGCGGAACGGGCAAATCGACAGTGTGTAAAGAACTTGCTTATCACTTCCTTACTCAGAAATTGAGAGTGGGGTACATAGCACTAGAAGAATCACTGCAACGTACCCTTCAAGGGATCATGGGTATTGCACTTAATAAGCCTTTGCATTTAGATGAGACTGTCGAGATCCCCATCTTGAAGTCGGCCTTCGATTCCCTCTTAGGATCAGGCCGTCTTTTTTTGTATGACCACTTCGGGTCAATGGACCCCGACAGACTCATCGAACAGATTACTTACCTAGCTACAGCAGAAGAAGTTGATGTAGTAATACTTGATCACCTAACCATAGTTGTTAGTGGTATTGCAGAGCTAGATGAACGAAGGGCATTGGATGTGACATGCACCAAGCTAAGACAATGTGTTGAAGCGACAGGTGTTGGACTTATACTTGTATCTCATTTGCGTAGACCACAAGGCAAGGCACATGAAGAGGGGCAAACTGTTAGTCCGTCTGACCTCAGAGGTAGCTCAGCAATTCTTCAGTTATCTGATCTATGTATCTCCTGCTCTAGGAACCAACAGTCAACCGATGCAGGTGAACGATCACAGTTACAACTAGCTTTGCTCAAGAACCGCTACTCAGGAAAGACAGGCCCTGTCGATACCTTGTTATATGACGAGAAGACTGGTCGCTTAGTACAACAAACAACTTTCTTCCAATGACATTACTTATCGATGCCGACATGCTTTGCTTTGCAGCCTGCTGTGCAAGTGAAACAGACTACAAGTTCAACGAGTACCAGCATGTACTTGTATCAGATGAACGTGATGCGTTGGATTATGTAGCTATGAAGCTAGAAGAATACCAGTCCATCACTGGTGATAGAGGCAAGCTGACTATGTGTTTCACTGACAACCCTACCTTTAGACAGCAAGAAGTTTACCAAGAGTACAAAGCTAATCGCATAGGCAAGCGTAAACCTTTGGCATTGAAGAATGTTATTGAGGCAACGAAAAGGTATTACGACTTTGCTGTGTACCCACACCTTGAAGCTGATGATGTGATGTCGTTGATAGCAACAGCAGAGACACACCCTACTTGCGTCATAGTTTCAGGTGATAAAGACATGAAGTCAGTACCCTGTATTCTTCTGAGGAATGGAGAACTTGAAACCATTTCTGAAAAGAGGGCAGACAGAAACTGGATGATCTCTGTATTGACAGGTGACAGGATAGATAACATTCAAGGTCTTCCTGGTGTAGGCCCGAAAACTGCTGAAAAAATTTTGGGAGATTCCGACACCCTTTCTGATATGTGGGACAAGGTAGTTACTGCATACGAAAAGAAGAAACTGTCGTACACTTCAGCACTACAATCAGCACGACTTACTAGAATCTTGAGACACGGAGAATATAATAGGGCCACACATAAGGTCACCCTTTGGGAGCCGCCCACCACATGATTGATGAAGAACTTTGGCCTGAGATTCCTGAAGTATTAATTAGGAAACTAGAAGAGATCTTTCCTGATAGATGTCCATCAATAGATTCACATGACCGAGAGATATGGAGGTACGGTGGACAGGTGGAGTTGGTAAGGATGTTGCGATCTGTATATAATGAGCAGAACAACATCGAGTAACGATGGCAAGTAGTAGTGCAGCAGTTAACTCTGTTTTTAATAAGTTACTAGGCAGAGATGCAGGTACTGAAGGTCAAACCTATTGGAGTGGTGAGTGGGAGAAAGCTAAAGCAGCAGCTATTGCTGGTGGTAAGAGTGCAGCAGACGCAGAGGCATCCGCTACTGCATCTATTAGTAAGAACGTAGGTAGATCTAGTGAAGCGTTTGATTATATACAGGGTGAATCAGACTTGGCTACGACTGCATACGATTCTTCTGCAATGGGGATTCCTGATTGGTTTAAGTTCCAAGATGAGAACGTAAACATAGGTGTAAGGCCAGAAGACTGGGCCACTAATCTACAAACATCTAACCTTGAAAATTATTTAGACGAAACGAACTATCAGTACGGTATGCAACAAGGCAATGTTGTAGGACAGGAGGGTAGTGAGTGGTGGGGATACCAAGAGACACAAGACATACAAAGTTATCTAGCTCAAGGTGATGACTTTGCGACTGCACAATCCAAGGCAAGAGCAAATATAGAAAGAGATATTGGTGCTAACACAGGTGCAGCTAACTATAAAAAGTTTGGATCAATAGGTTATGGCAACCCACTACAGATAAAGACAAGCACTGATCCTTCAGGAGATATTCTTACAGAAGAAAGATATTTAAACCTACATTCAAAAGCAATAGCTGATGGTATGGGTATTGGTGGTGGCAGTAGAACTGATAATTTATACGAGCTAGATGATGATGGGAACGTCAAATTGGATGACGATGGTAATCAGATAGCAATGACTGATGATGATGGTAATCCAATAACAGCTAACCCATATCAATGGGATTATGTGCCAGATGACAACGCACCTGGTGGATACAGAATTGAACCAATACCATTTAACACGGGTACTCAAACATCAACAACAGGCCATGATTTTTACATGGCTAACTATCAAAGGGATGGAGCCGTTCGTGGTGGTGGTGGTGCTAATCCGTTTTCTATTCCACCTAATGTTCAGAACGTAGATGCTGCACGATTTACTTCAGGTGGTGCTGACAAGTTAGACCTTGCACAGTGGGCCGAAACCCCTGCTGGAAAATTAGCTATTGAAGCTGGTAACTTTGAGACGAAAAATAAATGGATGAAAGATACGACTGGTGATGGCAACCTTAACTTTGTACCTAGTGATATAGATCATTTAACAACTAACAGCAATCTTGGACTAGCACCAGGAGAAAAAGTTCCTATTAACTGGGGTGAAGGCTGGCAAGGTACTTTCTCAGGTGGCCCTAAGACTTCTAACTATGTACCTCCTACCCAACAACAAACAATGGGTGGAGCCGGTGGAGCCGGTGGTAGTGGTAATACAATTATTAATTTAGATACAAATCAAAAGAGTACAACAGCAGCAGATAAGCTAGTCAAACGAGATGAAAGAACTGCTTACTCAGGTGCAGGAAGGAAAGGATTTAGTACACTAAAGTACAAACCAACAGGCAATATCAGTACACTTGGAATATCTTAAGACTAATATCAAGGTATTATTAAGTAACTACAGGGTTTAGCTATGTGCGGTGGTGGCGGTGGTTCCAACGAAGACTCTAAGAAGGCAGCCGAAGAGCGTCATCAAGAGAACCTTGCTCTACAGAAAGAGCAGATGGAAGAACAGAAGCGACAGTTTGAATTAAGCAGAGCAGATAACCAAGCTAGGTATCAAGAACAAAAAGCAACAGCACAAGCTGCACCTCCTCCTCCACCAGAGGAAACAGCAGGAGTAGCAGCACCAGCACTAGATTCTAAGAGGTGGGCTAAAGGTGGTGGCAAAAAACAATACACAAACCCACCAACTAAACAAGAAGGAAAGAAGTATAAGTCAGGAGATAACATTAGTACACTTGGAATAGTCTCGTAACACAAATGGATTTAAGTGTTAACCCGATTGACTTAGCACCAGGGAAAGGAGCTAAAGATAAAGAGAAAGGTACAACCCTTGCTGGTAGATACGACCAGCTAAAAACTAATCGTGATCCTTTCCTTCAAAGAGCTAGAGATTGTGCAAAGGTGACTAACCCTGCTGCCTGCCCTGACTCCAACATGGGAGATCATGGAAAACTCAAAACACCTTGGCAATCAACAGGTGCAATGGGTGTTAGTAACTTACAAAACAAATTAAACTTAACTCTCTTTCCTCCTAACACTCCCTTCTTTAAGCTAGAGATTGACAGCCTTGCATTAAGAATAGAAGAGCAAGGGCCAGAGATTAAGACAGAACTCGACACAGCATTAGTAAAGGTAGAGCAAGCTGTGATGACTGAGCTAGAAACTATGAGTGCAAGAGCAGCACTGGCTCAAGCATTTCAACAGTTGCTAGTAACAGGTAACGTCCTTCTTTATATACAAGAAGACAGGATCAGGACTATACATTTACAAAACTATTGTGTCGTTCGTGATCCAATGGATCATGTAACTGAGATCTTGATTGAAGAAGAAGTATATCCTGAAGCATTGCCAGATGGATTCTTACCTGAAGACAAACAAGATGACGATAAGCTAGGCCCAATCAAGAAGACAGTAAAGATTCATACATGCGTTAAGACTGAGAACGGTATCACTCGCTGGTATCAAGAATGTAAAGGAAAAGAAATTGACAACACATACGGCATGTGTCCAATGGATGTAAGTCCTTGGATTGTGTTGAGGTATGAGCGTATTGAAAGTGGTGAGGAGTACGGAAGAAGCCATGTCGAAAAATACTACGGCGACTTGACTGCACTTGAATCTTTATACCAAGCATCAATCGAAGCAGCCGCAGCGTCCAGTAAAATCTTATTCCTTGTGAATCCAAATGGTACGACTCGGCCCAAAACCCTGTCGTCGGCTGCAAATGGGGCTATCGTTCAAGGAAATGCAAACGATGTGTCAGTCGTTCAGAGCCAGAAGCAGGCCGACTTGCAAATAACGATGAGCATGATTGAAAGAATAGAGTCAAGACTAGAGTTTGCCTTCCTACTTAACCAAGCAGTACAACGACCAGGGGAAAGAGTTACAGCAGAAGAAATAAAATATATGGCTCAGTCTTTGGAACAAACAATCGGCTCCTTCTATTCAATACTTACTCAAGAACTACAGCTACCACTGGTACGCAGGTTGATTTACATGTTGCAAAAGAAAGGCAAGCTACCTGAGTTTCCTAATAGCCAAGAGACAGGTGAACCTTTAGTACAACCAAGAGCAGTGACAGGTCTTGAAGGTATAGGTAGAGGTGATGACATGAGTAAGCTGACTGAGTTCTTAACTATTACTCAGCAGGTACTAGGCCCAGAGATAGCACAACAGTATGTGAACTACGAAGAAGCACTGCGAAGATTGGCAGCTAGTGCTTCAATAGATACGACTAACTTAGTCAAGACCAGCGAGCAACTACAACAAGAGGCTGCTGCTGCACAAGCTCAACAGCAACAACAACAGGAGCAACAACAGATGATGGAAATGATGAAATCATCTGCTGCTTCTAAAGTTGCAGACAACTACACACAACCAGGTTCACCTTATGGCCCTCAGTTCTCAGGAAACTCCGAAGACGGAGCAGCAGGAAGTATCCCTAACACCGTCCCCGATCTCGGAGCAGCAGCCAACGGACTCCCCAGTGGCCCAGTCCCAGGAGCCGAAGGTTGAGGAACTAACTCCAATAGTTGCAGAGAAACCTGTCGCTAAGAAAAAGAAAACAAAAGAGCCGCAGGTTATCATTGATAGCCCGACTCATATCACTATTAAATAACTGAACACTCACCCATCACAATCCAATGCCAGATCCTATTACCATTTCCGAACCAGAGACAGGTGCGTTATCTCCTGAGCAGGAAACAGCAGCTAAAGATGAAGCACTTGTTACTGAGACTCAAGGCCAAGAACCAGCTAAGTTTGCTGGTAAGTATGGCTCCGTTGAAGAACTAGAGAAAGGATACGCAGAACTTCAGAAGAAGTTAAGCGGTCAAGAAGAAACGACAGAAGAAGTATCTGATTCAACAGAAGAAGCAACACCTACTAACGCTTCAGAAGTTTATGGTGAATACATAGGTAGTCGCCTTGATGAGGCTGGTGTCGATTACCAAGGGATGAATACTAAATGGCAAGAGACAGGCAAGCTAGAAGATGACGACTACAAAGCATTAGAAGGTGCTGGCTTTAGTAAGGATATGGTCGAAGCATACTTAGATGGTGTGCAGTACAGAGCAGAACAAGACTCACAACTTGCAGCTAAAGAAGTAGTTGCTATCAAGAATGAGTTTGGAGGTGAGCAGGTTTACACTGAAATGATTCAATGGGCTGCTGCAAACCTAGATAAAGGAGAAGTTGATGCGTTCAACTCTATGCTTAAGACCAGTAACCCACACCAGATAAGGATTGCTGTCGCTGGTATTCAGGCTGCATACATGAACAACGCAGCAAGAGAACCTAAGCTTGTAGGAGGTAGAACACCTAGACCGAATACCACTAAGTTCGAGTCAACAGCACAGGTAGTAGCAGCTATGAATGATCCTAAATACAAAGAAGATCCTGCTTACAGAAAACAAGTAGAAGAAAAACTTAGTCGCTCAAAAGTCTTTTAAGAGGTATTATTTAATTACCTAACTTCTCATAGAAGCGGCGGCCCCTTGCGAGGGATACCCCAAGTGGAAGAGATAGTGATGGGCAAACCCTTTCTATCTACCGTACAAATTGTATGGCTAACTTTACTAGCTCAAGGCTAGGTCTCGTAAATGCTACGGGTACTAGCTATGACGCCCTTTTCCTTAAAACTTTTAGTGGAGAAGTTCTGTCTTCGTTCAAAGCAGCGACTGTGTTCGAGTCACTGCATAACGTGCGTACAATAGCATCAGGCAAAAGCAGCCAATTTCCAATAATTGGGAATTCTAGTACTGCCTACCATACGCCAGGAACCCAACTGACAGGCAACGCTATCAAGCATGCCGAAGTAACCATCAACATTGATGATAAACTTGTCTCCAATGTATTCATTGCAGACGTTGATGAGGCCAAGAATCATTATGACGTTAGATCTCAATACTCCATTGAGATGGGCACGGCTCTTGCGAATACATTCGATAAGAACGTAGCAGCTACTATTGCACAAGCAGCAAGAACCAGCACTAACGCTAACACTGATCTTCCTGGTGGTACTCGTATCAAGATTGTTGCTGCTAACAAAGCAGCCATTACTGGTGCGAACTTGGTATCTGCAATGTGGGCAGCAGCCGAGAAGTTTGATATCAACAACGTTCCTGAGAATGATCGTTACATTGTTCTTGGCCCAACTGAGTACTACAAGTTAGCTCAAACAACAGACGTACTCAACAGAGACTGGGGTGGTTCTGGAGCATACGCAGATGGAACAGTCTTAAAGGTAGCTGGTATCAGCATCGTTAAGTCTAACCACTTGCCAACTACAAACCGTTCTGCTGTAACTGGTGAGAACAACACATACCATGCTAACTACACAGACAGCGTTGGACTTGTGTTCAACAAGCAAGCTGTTGGTACTGTTAAGTTAATGGACTTGAAGATGGAGCAGACAGGTTCGGATGTCCATGCGTTATGGCAGGGAACATTCATGGTTGGATCAATGATGCACGGTACAGGCGTTCTACGCCCAGACTGCGCTATCGAGGTTTACTGGGCAACCAGCTAAAACACTGAATACACACTATGGGGGCCTTGTGCCCCCTTCTTTCTTATGGGCCTTAACCTCACCTCAGAATTAGAAGCAGTCAACAAAGTATTAAGGATGATGGGTGAAGCACCTGTTAACTCCTTGGCTGGTCAGTTCGGTCTTGCGAAACAAGCAAACGACACACTAAAAGAAATAAGCAGAACAGTTCAATCAGAAGGGTGGTCATTTAATACTGACTACGAGAGAACTCTGACTCGTACTGCTGGTACTAACGAAATTGAATTGAGTTCAGATATAAGCAGAGTAAAGATTGATCCTTATGAGTACCCAGACAATGAGGTAGTACAAAGAGGATTGAAGTTATATGACAGAAGAAAGAATACTTCTATCTTTGAAGAAGATTTAACAGCAGATGTAACGTACTTCCTAGACTGGACTGACCTACCTGAACATGCTCGTCAATACATAATGACGAAGGCAGGTCGCACACTACAAGAACAGATACTAGGTAGTGCAGATCTAAGTCAGATAAATATCACAGCAGAAGCAGAAGCAAGGGCACAATTCTTAGAAGAAGAAACTAATGCAGGAGATCACAATATGATTAGAGGTAATCCTAATCACACAGGAGTATTCCAGACTTACAACCCAAGTCGTACTGTTCTTAGATAGTCATGCCTTTAATTACTTCTGCAATCCCGAACCTTATTAATGGGGTTAGTCAACAACCGCCTGCCTTGAGGCTGGCATCACAAGCAGAGGAAGTAGTTAATTGTATGTCGAGTCCAGTCGAAGGACTGAAGAAGAGGCCACCACTAAATAATGTTGCTCGTTTATTTACTGAAAATAAATCAACAGTCCGACCATTTGTTCACATGGTGTCAAGGACTGATGCTATTAATTACATCGTCATCATTCAAGATGGTGCGATCAAGGTAGCAAACTTAGACGGAACATTAAAAGAAGTTGGTGATGGCCTTACTACACCAGACGGAGTTAGTTACTTAGATATAACTGCTGGTCATCCTTCTGAGCAATTCAGGGTTGCATCTATTGCTGACTACACATTCATTGTTAACAAAGAAAAGGAAGTGGCTATGTCCACTGACTTATCACCAACAACTATCACTGATCCCACAGCGATGGTGTTTATCAAGTCGGCAGAATATGACACCGAGTACAGCGTTACAATTAAAGATGCGTCAGGGAGTACAACCAAAACATATACAACACCTCCTGCTGGTGGAGAACAGATACAATGTTCCTACTCCCAAGCAGCCAACAGCACAAGCGTTTTAGTTAACGCAACTGCACATGGATTAGCAACAGGAGATAAATTCAAGATTACTTTTGCTACTGCATCTGGTGGGATAGCTGGCACTTATGAAGTAACTTCTGCTAGTGCTAACCAGTTCTATTATTCAGCAGCAACGTCAAATGATTCAAGTGTTAACTCTGGTAATTGCACTGTCGTGCCTGAAGTAAAATTATCAACAGTTGATATTGCAGATAAATTAGGACAACAGTTACATGGAAGTGGATTCACTGTTGACAATGATGACTACATAATCCACATCAAGAAAGATGATGGTAATGATTATGAAATCACAAGCAAAGATGACAAGACAGGAGAAGCAACTAAAGCAATTAAAGGTGTTGTCGATGATCTAGATGACTTGCCTATCAAGGGATATGAAGGTTTTATTGTTAGAGTACAAGGCTCTCAAGCTACTAGCTATGACGACTACTATGTAAAGTTCACAATCAATAAAGACTATGCAACCCTTGGAGAGTTTGGGGATGGAGTATGGAAAGAGACAGTAGCGCCAGGGATACAATATAAATTTGACGAGGCAACGATGCCTCATGTATTAATCAGAAAAGAAGATGGTAGCTTTACATTCCAAAAATACTTAAAAGGAGAAGTCAGTCAGCACAAGGTTGGAGGCTCTCTCACAAATGTTACTTATGCACACTCAGGTACAACAGTAACTGTTACGTCTAATGATCATGGATTAGAAAGCGGAGATCTTTTGTTTGTTAGACCTTCAACTGGTACTAATACAACAGCTAACACAGGTGTCTTTTCTATTCGACCAGTCAACGCGAACACCTTTACCTACACAGCAAAAAATAGTCAAACCACCAGTGGCGATACAGTCTATGGAACTACGTGGTCAGGTCGTATAGCTGGTGACAAGAAGACAGCCTTGGAGCCTACCTTTGTAGGTAGAACAATAAACAATTTAAACCTGTTTAGGAATAGATTGATAATGCTATCCGAAGAGAATGTCATCCTTTCTGCTAGTGATGACTATGGACGCTTTTGGCCTGAAACTGTTCAGACTATGGTAGAGAGTGATCCAGTCGATCTTGCTTGCGGTGGTAACTCCATCAACATTCTTCTATCTACTGTCGCTTTTGCTAACACCCTTCTCTTATTTAGTAGGAACTCTCAGTTCAGGTTAGATGCAGGACTAAACGTAGGTTCTGCCTTAACACCTAAGACAGCCACCATTACACAGATGACCTCCTTTGATATGGATACATCTGTTGACCCGATAGCTGTTGGTCGTAATACATACTTCCCTATACCTAAAGGAAACTTCAGTGGGTTAAGAGAGTTCTTCCTACCTGACTCCAGTGGATCAGTACCTTTATCAGAAGATGTAACATCCAGTATCCCTAGATATATACCGACAAATCTATGTAGTCTTATCTCTGCTGTGGCAGAAGATGCTGTTGCAATGCTTAGTCTTGACCAGCCTAAGAGAATATATATTTATAAGTTCTTCTTTGAAGAAGATACAAAGCTTCAATCAGCTTGGTCTTACTGGGAAGTTAGTGGTGCAAAGAAAATAATAGGTGCTGCAATTAAAGGTAGTGATCTTTATGTCATTACTGAATATGACGAAGATGGGAACTCATCTCAATCAGGCACTTACCTAGAGAAAGTATCATTAAGACCTGAACAAGTAGACGCAGGATCAGAAATAGAAATACTGCTAGACAGAAAAATTAATGAAGCAGGAATTACATCGACAAGTCTTAACAATGCTGGTGCTTTAGGTGTAGAGACTGTCATCACTCTTCCCTACCCTATTAACACTGGGGCAGACATGATTGTAGTAGGAAGGCACGACCCAGATGCTTACGCTGACGAACAAAGTTTCCCTTCTACAATGCCTTCAAGTGGAACTGTTATTTCTATTCAAGACGCAACAGGAATAGAAGTTAATAGTAGCGGCGTAGCTTCAAACGCAAGAACTCAAGGTTCAACGTCAGACAATATTACAATTAATTCTTTTCCAGAATCATTAAGGGGTACAGGTTCAGATAAGAAAGCATTACCAGCAGGAGTAAGACTTGCAATTGCTGCAACCTCAACAGCTAATACTTATACTTTTTTAAAGTTAATAACACTTCGACATGGACAAGTTCTTAAACCTTTACCTGATGTATCTACTTCTAACACGATTACAGTTCTTGGAGATTTAACAAATACAAAATTCTTTGTCGGAGAAAGATACACTATGACTTACGAGTTCAGTACTCCATACATAAAAGAACAGCCGCAAGGTGGTGGTGTTGCATTAGCAGCAGGGCCAAAGCTACAGATGAGAACATGGACTGTGATCTTTGATGAGTCGTCAGCCTTTGAGTTAAAGGTTACTCCTGCAAGTAGAGACACAAATACTTATCCATACAACGGAGTCATCGTTGGTGAGGCTCCTCCACTTATCGGAGATCCTTCAGTTCTTACAGGATCTTTCCGTGTACCTGTGATGGCAAGCAATATAGATACTAAGATAGAAATATCCTCTACAAGTCCACTACCTTGTCGATTCCAATCAGCCGAATGGGAAGGGTTCTATCATACGAGAGCGAAAAGGACGTAGCTCATCAAAGACTTACTTGCTTAGAAGATATTAGAATTATTGGCGACAACATGAGAGATGAGGATATAGCTGAGATTAAGGCACAGTCAGGGTTAGATCCTATAGCTAGTTTGTTCTACTGTTTCTTTAAGAGTAACCCCTGTATGACTATGGTTAGCAGGCATGGACACCCAATGGGTATGTGGGGCGTAGTACCTGAATCAGAGACATCTGGTCGTATATGGATGTTGGGTTGTCAGTCAATGTTGGATGATCCAAGTGACAAGCGTACATTTCTAAGAAGATCTAAAGTAGAACTAGACAAGATTATTCAGGAGTATCCTGTATTATTTAACGTAGTAGATGCTAGAAACAAAGTTCATGTCAGATGGCTTCAATGGATGGGATTTACATTCATCAAAAAGCACTCAGAATATGGGCCAGAGAGTCGTCTGTTCTATGAGTTCGTGAGGATCTAATTATGTGTGGCCCTGTTCCAATAGTAATGGGAGTTCTGTCAGCAGGACTTTCAATAATGCAACAAACCGCAGCGACTAGATCCCAGAACGCACAGATAGAATTTGAGAACCAAGTAGCACAGCAGGAATATGAATACAATACATTGCAAGCACAGTCTTCAAGAACTAGCGAAGCACAACAAAAACAATTACAAGACGATGTTATAGCTCAGAACTTTGACTTAGCAAACATGGCTTATGAAAGTGATATTGCTGCATTGAATTTAAGACTTATGCAAGAACAAGCAGCGACAGGAGCAGAGAAAAGAAAGACTTCACTTGCTGCATTGCAAGCTAAAGGAGAAATAGTTGCTGCTGGTCGAGTAGGAAATAGTATTCAAAACCTTATTGCTGATGTTCAACGACAACAAGCAGCATTTGATTATGCAACAGATAAGAATTTAGCTTTTGTCGGCAAACAATCTCAAGAACAAAAACGTGGTGCAGGTATTAATAGAGCTAGTCGAATTGCAAGTCAACAACCATACTTAGAACGAACGATATTAGATCCTATGCAACCTATAAAACGAGGAAAGGTAAAAGGGCCAGGAATGTTAGGAGTACTAAATGCTGGATTAAGTGGGGCACAAGCTGGATTCACTGCTTCTTCTGGTATTACCGCAGGTGGTGGAGAGGTCAGCAAATGGAATCCTTGGGGGGCTTAAGTCATGGCAACTAAATTTACACAAAAAGGTCTTCAATCTCAGAAGAAATCTTACAGCGATGAAGCTACTGGCTCTGTTGCTACTCCTCTTAAGGGGTTAGAAATCCAAGCACCTGGTCTTAATCCTCAGTCTGCACCTGTCGATTCTTTTGTCAGAACAGGCAAACCTAATGCACCTGGTGCTGTTCAGCTAGGTCAACTTGCAAGACTTCCTGAACCAGCAGAGATTACAGATCTAAAAAATCTTACTCAGCAATTAGGACAATTAAATTCTAATTTACAAAATGCTGCTGCTGGTTTCTTTTCAGACCAAGGACGCAGAGAAGAAGAAGCTGCTTTACAAGCAGAAATAGAAATTGCAAAAGGTACTCCTACTGCACAATCTGTTTCTTCTTCTTTATCTAAAATTACAAATGATAAGAAACAAGATATACAAATTAGAGAAGGTGCTAATAAAGCTACTCAACAAATAACAAGTAACTGGAGAGTTCAAAAACATATAGAAGCTAAGAAGAGACAGCAATCTGTCTTAAGTAATGTTTATAGTTTAGGCAATAACGCATTAACAGCAACTGTAACAAATGAAGCTGGAGAAGAAGTACCATTAGCTTCTATTCCTGCTGGTGATCCTTTATATCAACAATGGTTAAGAGGTAATATCTACCAAGGAGCAGAAAATTTAAACAGTAGAGATCACAAAGCAATTAATCCAACAATTCAGAATGGAATATCACAAGATATTGCTAGACAAAATAAAGCAAATCAGTCATATCAAGTCGAACAAATGGATATTTTAGAATCTGACACTGCAATAACTCAAGCTAGACTTTTAGCTCAACATGGATCTAATTCTGTCTTTGATGTTTCTTTTGGACTACAAGAAGTTTTAGATAAAAGAAGAGATCTTTTGCCTTTTATGACTGCTGCTCAAATCAAAGAAGCAAACACAAGATTCCCTCAATTATTTGCCAGAGAATTTATTAAAAATAATAAAAACCAACCTGCATCTTTATTAGAAGAAGTTCTAAATGAACTAATGATTGGGCCTTCAAAAGATAGATACTCTTCTACTCTTCAAGTAAAAGATGGTGTTACTATTTCAGGTTACAAAGTAAATGAAAAGTTGAGATGGGCTAACTCTTTAGATGAAGGACTT